CATCGTTCAAGACCATGTAGGTCGAACCTGGCAGCGTCTGCTCGAGGTTGGCAGTGTCGTAGTATTTGACGACAGCCGACTGCGCATCTCCAAACGGCAGCCGCAGATCGGCCAGACTGGCCGAGTAGCTCCGCCAGGTCTGCGGCATGATGCACCGCCCCAACACTCCCGAACGCCCGTCAAGATGCCGCACCGATGCCCCGATCAGGCTGAGGATATGCGCGTCCTGCTCGCCATGAACGACGCGCAGGTGCTCCTTTACCTCGGTCAGGGTCACCGGCTGGGCAGCGGGTGGCGTGATGAGCGCCGGGGCGAGCTGGTTCACTTGGTCTCAGCCGGGGTTGCGACCTTGTTCTCGGCCGGCGCCTTGATGCGAGCGTTGATCTCTTCCTCTGTTTCCAGCGCGCCGGCCTCGACGGCCGCCGCCTCCAGTTCTTCCGGGCAGTCCTCACCCGCTTCATAGACGCGGGGATAGACCTCTCCGTTTGCCGCGCCGAAGAGCGGCTTCGTCAACTTCGCCATGGTGTTCTCCTTCTGGCGGTGGGTCGGCACAGCGAAGGGGGCGAGTGGCCCCGCCCCCTCTGTCTGCCGATCCGGCGATGGATCAGGCGGCGATGTTCTGGACCTTCATCGCTTCGGGGTTCACCACGGCACCACCGACCCGCTTGGTCGTGTAGAAGGTGACGTAGGGCTTCGCCGAGAAGGGATCGCGCAGCACCCGGGTGCCCGCGGCGTGATCGACAATGGTGTAGGTTTGTTGGACGTCGCCAAAGGCGATGGCCTTGGTGCCAGCAGCGATGTCGGGCATCGCCGCAACTTCCGTGATCGGATAGCCGCCGAGCGTCTGGGGCTGTCCCACAGCGTAAGATGGCTGCCAGAGGTACTGGTTGGTGCTGTCCTTCAACAGGCGGACCTTTCCCATCGTGTTGCGGTTCATCAGGTGAACGGCCCGCTGGGTGAACGCAGACGGCAGCGCGTGAATCAGGTTAATGATCCCGTCCGCCGTCAAGGCCGCCGCCGCCCCCGAGTTCACGAGACCGATCGCACCGAGCGGATTCGCTGCGGCGTTGGTCCCGCCAGTGACATAGGTCAGGATGCCGTTCGGCCGGCCGTTGGCCCCCGACCCCGAGATGAAGGCAACACCTTCCTGATACGCGAACTCGGTCTGCACCTCGCCCGCCAGCCATGCCTCGACATCAATCAGAGCGTCATCCAGCATTTGCTGTGCAGCGTAAGGGTTCGCATACATCTCCCCGACCACGATGGTCATCGAGCCGAAGGTTGCCGAAGCGGTCTCCGGTCGGGCAGCAGTCTCACCCACCCAGCCTGAGGCCGTGCCGCGAAGGTTGAAGAGCTTGCTGTAGGAGCCGGTCGAAGACATCTGGACCTTGGCGATCCCGCGGATCGGCGAGAGCACGATCAGCTTGTCGGTGATCGTGCGATCCCATTCAACCGGAGCAAGGAATCCGCCCTCTGCCGCCGTACCCTTGTTGAGCGAGGCCTGCACGTCGCCGCGGCGGAAGTGCTGGGCAAAGGCCTTCGAATACTCCGGATCCTTGACGCGGTTCTCACCCCGCCCGCCGCCGATTTCGGCAGCTGCCATCCTGGTCACTGCGTCCTCGAGTGCCTTTTGCAGGGCGCCCACGTCCGCGTTCACCTTGTCGAGCTTGTCGCGCGTCACGACATCGTCGAACCGTGCCTGCACACCTTTGATCTGCTCGGTGTGGGTTTCCTTGAACGCTTCGAAGGTGCGCTGAAGCTCGGCCAGGATCGTCGCAGGATTCGATGCATCGGCTCGTGCATAAAGCGCGGAGCCGGGCATCGACGCGGTCAGAGCGGCCACGGCCGCCAGCGGCATCAGTCTTTTGGACATTGGAGTTCTCCTCTAGTCCTTCATGGTTTCAATGAGCCGACGAATGTCGGCAGCGTCGAAGCCAGCGCCGGGCATGGCTGTTCCGGCAGCGCCTGGCATGCCGGCCGCTTCCTTGAGAAGGCGACGCCGCTCGACACGCGGAACGCCAGCCTTCGCCAGGGTTGCATCCAATTGGGCACGCGCGTTTCTCGACGCGCTGGCCTTGGTGTCTTCGGGTTCGGGTGCATCGAAGGTTCCGTCCGCGAAGTTCATTTCGACCGCTTCGGCAGCCCGCAGCCACTTCTCGGCCGACATCATCGCTGCGATCTCGCCAGTCCCGAGCCCTGTATGCGCGGCGTAGATGTCCGCCATGGCGGCATCGAACTCGGCGAAAGTCTCGGCCGCCGACCGCATGTCGTTCTGATTCCCGACCACCATCCCCCAGGAATTGTGGATCATCAGGAACGACCCGAGCCCCATCTCAACCCTATCGCCAGCCATGGCGATGATCGAAGCAGCCGAGGCGGCCAGGCCCATTATCTTCACAGTCACCGCACCTGGGTGTTCGCGCAGCAGGTTATAGATCGCGAGCCCCTCGAACATGTCGCCGCCGGGACTGTTGATGTTGACGGTCACATCAGCCTTGCCGATCCCGCGCAGCGCGCCGGCTACCCGCTTGGCCGTGACACCCTCGCCGGTCCACCAGTCTTCGCCGATCACGTCATAGATCGAGATTGTCGCGGCATTGTCTGCCTCTGCCGCCTTGGGCTGCCAGCGCTCCAATGCCCCTGCGGGCGTATCCCAGTTGTAGCACTGTGGCCGCGCCACGGCCTTTGCGGCCGGGAGATTACGAAGTGACATGGTTTTCTCCTGCGGCCACGAGGCCGTTCCCGTCACGATGCGAACCGAGACCACTGAGCTCGCGCACCTCGTTTGCTTCCATCCAGGGTCGGTGTCCGCCCGACCCGAGCGCCTTTGCGAAGAACTCCGCCTGGTCCTTCAATGTCCCGCGCAGCAGCTCGCGCTCGTCATAATCTGGCTCCAGCACCCCCCATTGGCTATCCGGGATCAGGGTGCGAGCGATTGCCTCCTCCCAGGCCTTCATCAGGGGCGCGAGCGCGAAGCGGACAAAGAGGATGGCCAGCTGTTCGATCCCGCTGCCCCATGACGTGTCATCCACCATCATCAACGGCCTCGGAACACCGAAGATCCTAGCAATCGCCTCGACCTGGGCAGCGCTCACTTCATGCAGCTGCGCCGACTTCGCATCAGTGGGCGGGAAGCTGCGCTTCATGCCCTCCTCCAGCACCATCGACCTGCCGGCGTTCTCCGCCCCCACATAGCTTTCGAGGCTGGCCTTCAGACGATCGAATGCTTCTGGCGACAACTTGCTCGGATGCTCCAGCGCGACACCGGCAATGACACCGTTCTTGAACAGCCGGTTCGCAGCCCGCTGCGCGTTCAGCGCCGTCTCGATGATGTCAGCTGCTTGCCGGACGCGCGACAGGCCGACGACTCCGTCCAGTGACAGGGACTTGAGGTGCAGCACCTCATCCGGCGGCAGAACCTTTTGCTGCCCACCTGGAGTCGTGACCGTGTAGCGGATAGCATAGTTGTCGTCCTGCTCGACCTTCATGCGTTCCGGCGGAACGGGGATCAGAGTCGCAACCTTTGAGCCAACCCGCACCACCCTGGAATAGGCATTGCCGTCGATCAGTAGCCAGGCCGTCATCAATTGCTTGTATTCGAAGGCGGTCATCCAGGGGTTAGGACGAAACCGCAACAGACGATGAAGCGGCTCGTCTGCAGCGATGACCTTTTCGCCGCTGGCCGTTGTGCGCTTGAGATCGAGGGGCAGCATCCCCATGGACCCCGAAACGAGATCAACACAGCGGAACACGGCACTGTTTTTCAGCGCCTGCCGGACGCCGACCGTCTCCCCTCCCCGGATCATCTCATAGAACTCGGGCGAATTGAGAGCGAAAGCGGCCGGCGAGAACGCAGGCTCGGCTTTCGCTTCAGCAGGCGGACGCCGGAACCAGCCGAGAAGTGCCATCAAAGCACCAGAATCCCGCGTGCTTCGTAGACGGATGGCCCACCCGCAGCCACCGGATTCCGGCTCATCAGCTCGAAGGCGTTGAAGGTGGCAACCAGCGGGTCGATCTTTGCCTTGCCGGCCGTCTCTTTCGTGATCAGCACAGCGTTCCCCTTCTGCTCTGCCCGGGCATTGCCCAGGCACCACGCCATCAGCCCCTGCCCGCCATGGCGGAAGGTGCCGTCCATCAACTTCCGCTCCATGCCCCAGATCGCCCGCGACAGGCGGTAGCCCTGCCCCACGGCCACCATCTGCTCGGCCGTCAGGCCGACGCCCGCCAGCGCATCGACCAGGGCCGCGACACCGGCCGGGTCGAGGCCAATCGCCGCCGCTTCAGGCAGCAAGCCCGCGTCGAGAAACCCGGCCACGATCTCGACCAGTTCCTCATGATCCTGCGTCGGATAGGCGCAGATCGTCAGGTCTCCGGCCCGCTCGAAGTCCTGCAGGTTGGGCACGATCTCCTTGCGCCGTTCCAACACCACCGGATGCGCCCAGGCATGGGCCCAGTGCAGCCAGTGCTTGCTCTCCGCGCAGCGCCCGATCGCCGAAAGGCCGAGCAGGTCATCTGCGCCGCCGCCGTCCACACCGATCACCACAACCTCGGAGCGCTCGCGCAGCGCCTCTAACGTGAGGCCTGTTTCCAAAGCGCCCAACCAGAAGTCCGACCCGATCCAGCGGTTGGAGTGCAGCGCCAGGCCGACCTCGACATTCAGGTGTTGCGTCGCCCAGGCGATCACTTCCCCGGTGCCATCTTCCTTCGCTCGGGCGAAGCCGTCCTTCAGCGCATCGATCGTGATCGATCGGCCGAGGTTCGGCGTGACCATGTGCCAGAGGTCCGGGCTCTCCCAGTCCTTCCCGTCGCTGGTCTGCACCGCCTCGGGGAACTCATACAGTACTGGCAACAGCCGCACGCGGTCAGTGATCCGCCCATCCCGCACCCCGCGGGCATATTGCAGCTCCGTCCGGAACACCCCAGAAGGCGGATGGTCCGACTGCGTGGTGATCATCACCAGAACCGATTCCGGGAACGGAAGCATCCCGCCCCGGATCTGCCGGATCACATCCGCCGCATAGGGGATCGATCCGAGGATATGCACCTCATCGATCAGGCAGAACACCGGCTTCGCGCCGGTCAGAACGTCCATGCCAAAGGTCCGGACCATGAGCCGGGCGTGTGTCACTCGGTCCTTGATCGTCTTCTGATGCGCGATCACATGGAACCGCTTCTGCAGGAAGCCTTCCGGATCCGCTTCGATCATGCCGCGCGCCTGTTCGAACGCGGTCTCGGCGATTTTCTGCGTCGGCCCGATGATCAGCATGTCCGCATTGCGGCGCTGGTTCAGCAGCATGAATGTCAGCGCGATCGCGGCTGCGCTGGTGGTCTTCGAGTTCTTCTTCGGCACCAGGATGAAAACCTCGCCAACCTTGCGGACCTCTGGTCCGTTGGCGCGGGTTTCCATCGAGCCGAAGATCGCGCGAACGATGTCGCGCATCCACTCCCCGGCTGCGTCGCGCAATTCCGGCTGGCCCGGCACATCCGGCAGGCGCAGCTTGTTGAAGATGCCCACGGCCTGGTCGGCCTTCTTCGGGTCCAGATCGAGGTCTGCGATCGGCGTCTCACCCCGGGCGAGCTTGTCGGCCCAGTCTGGACAGGCGAAGTCGAAGGCCATCAGTTCGGCAGCAACTCACCCCAGGCCTTCGGCGGGGTCTTGGCTTCGGCGGCGGCCGTTTCCTTCTTGCCAGGCTGCGCATCCTTCGGCTTCCTGCCCGACGCACCCTGTGGCGCACGTTCCGGATGCGGGTCGATGATTTCCTTCAGCAAACGGATCGACGGAACATGCCCCTCGCGCATCCGCTGGGTCAGCACGTCAATCATCATCCCTTCGATGTAGACACGCCCATTCTGCAGCTCACCCGAAAAATGTTTGCGCAGAGTGTCGTCATCGATGCCCATGTCGGCCGCGATCCGCTCATGCGACCAGCCAGCAGCCGCTCTAGCAGCCACAAACTGTTGATTTTCCTTGGTCTTTGCATAGGACGGGCGCCCGCGCCGGTCCCTGATCGGTTCCACCGGATGACCGAAGAGGTCAACCGCAGCCACCTCCTGAGAATCCATCTCAATCCCCCGAAAAAAATCTCCGAATGGCTAAGCCCGCCGGTCTAGGTGGCGGGGGGTTGCAGACTTTTGACCGCCCCCCCCTCATGCGAGAGGGATCACCAGCATGGCCTTGCCTTCACTCACGTCAACGTCGCTCCAGGTGCACACGATCGCATCAACGCGCTCTTCTTCCTCGCTGAGGCGCAATACCAAGACCTGACCAGGAACTGGATCTTCCGGGATCATCGCAACATGCCGCGCCATAGCGATCATGTTCATCCCGATCGTGTTGGCGGCCGCCATCACGCGAGCCTGGAATACTTGCTTACTGTAGAACCGACGCTGGCGCCCCTTACCGCGGCCCGTCCCTTCGCAGCCAATTAGACCGCGCGACGCCCAGTCAGAGATTACCTTTGGCTTTACGCCCACTTGGCGTGCAACATCGTCGGCTGACAAAGACACGGTGATGGTCATACTATCTGCGCTCCATCCGTTGCTTCGCGCTGTCGTGACAGGCCTTGCACAGGCACTGCAGGTTGGCCGCGTCCCAGAACAGCGCCTCATCGCCCCGGTGCGGTGTCACATGGTCCGCGACCAGCAGCTTGGTGTCGCCCTCGACCCGCCGACACATCCGGCAGGTGAACTGGTCCCGCACGAGGATCGACCAGCGCAGCCGCTGCCAGCGCGCGGTCTTGTACCAGGCGCGCCACGCATGCCGCGCATCCCTGGTCCGCGACACCTCGGCAGCGGTCGGGCGTTCGAGGAAGCCGACAACAGGGGGCAGCCGCTTGAGCGGCGAGCCCAGCATCTTCAGCTTGCCCATGATCAGCCTTGAGAGGGGGATGGAATGCAAAGCGCCCGCGCAGTTGCCTGCCGGGCGCTATTATAGATGATGGCAAGAGTTATGCTCTCGGTGGGGATAAGCGTCAATACCCTATTTTGTGGCGACCTACGATCTATAGCCCTGCATGCGATCGAGGGCACCACAGAGGGCGGCGCG